TTAATCTTTATAAGCAAGCGAATGGTATTTTTGACAACAATAAGGTAAATCGTGATGTTGCAAAGGCTGAGCGTGGATACAATCTCGCCACTTATAATTCTAAAGCATATAGTGGTTCAGAGGTTATAACTGAAAAATTGCAAAAATACAAAGCGGCTTTGGATGATTTAAAAGACTTACAAAAGAAAGCTAATAGCGTCGAAGGTTTGACTGCAGATGAAGCAACTAAGTTTGATCATTTGATTCAGCAGTGTAATAGATATGCGCAGGCTATAGATGGAGTCATTCAAAGTTCAGACAAACTTGCAAAGAGCCAGAAGACAATAGATGTAAAACCTGTTAAACCAGGCACTAATGTTGATGATATACATAAGATTCAAAATGCTCTAGAAGGCTATGTAAATGAAACTTATGATGCAAAAGCGGCCATTGATGGTTTTAATTCAGATACTAATACATTAACTTTTACAGTCAAAGAAGCGGATGGAACAATTAGAAGATATGCAGCATCTTTGAATGCGGCAAAAACTGCAATTGTGACTACCTATGAAGGAGTCGGGAAAGAGACTTCTTTACTTGGTGAGTTGTTTGGTGGCTTAAAGCGCAAAATGAAAGAGCTGTGGACATATGCTGCAGCTAGATTGGGCGTTGACGAGTTAATTCAGGCGATTAGAACTGGAATTCAGTATGTAAGAGAAATTGATAGCGCGTTGACTGAATTGAAAAAAGTTACAAATGAAACTGATGCAACGTACAGTCGTTTCTTACAGAATATGTCTAAAACTGCAAGCGTGGTTGGAAGTACTGTAAAAGATCTGACAACTATGGCTGCTGAGTGGAGCCGTTTGGGCTATTCTCTTGAAGAAAGTGCTGAACTGGCCAAGAATACAGCAATCTTGCTAAATGTTTCTGAATTTACTGATGCGACACAGGCGTCTGAAGCACTTATCAGTACAATGCAGGCATTCCAGTATACTGCGGATGAAAGTGGACATGTGGTTGATATTTTAAATGAGGTTGGTAACAATTATGCCGTCTCATCCGATGGCATAGCAACCGCATTGAAAGACTCCGCCAGTGCACTTATGGAAGGCGGAAATAACTTAGAACAGGCTACAGCTCTTGTTGCAGCAGCAAATAGAGTTGTGCAAGATCCAAATTCTGTGGGCAGTGCCCTCCGTACAATTTCTCTCCGTCTCCGTGGCACTTCAGTAGAAGTCCTCGAAGAAATGGGCGAAGCAACTGACGGAGTAGTAGAAAGTACAAGTAAACTCCAAGAAAAATTAAAAGCACTAACTGGTGTAGACATTCTTACCAACACGGGTGCTTATAAAGATACATACACAATTTTAAAAGAAATTGGCTCCGTATGGCAAGACCTTGGTAGTCTTGACCAAGCGGCAGCTCTAGAACTTATGGCGGGTAAGAATAGAGCTAACACTCTATCCGCAATCTTAAATAACATGTCAGACCTAGAAGGAGCCTATGAGTCTGCCATGAGCGCCAATGGTTCTGCAATTCGTGAAAATGAAACTTATCTTGATTCAATTGAAGGTAAAATTTCAAAGTTCAACAACGCAGTTCAAACCATGTGGATGAACTTCATGAACGATGACGCTGTAAAATGGATTGTCGACCTAGGTACTGCGACAATTAAACTTATAAACACATTAAAGCTCGTTCCAACTGCTGCAGCGGGACTAACAGCAATTAAAACTTTTTCCGTAAGCGCAAAAGATTCCCTTTCAGCTTTAGGCGAAGGACTTAGCGGTTTAATTACCAACTTTGGCAAGGAAGGAGTTAAAAATCTTGGCGCTACGATTGCCTCACAAGCAGGTTCCATTCTTGGCAGCTTGGGCAAGGGCCTTTTATTTGGCGGAGCCGCTTATGTTTTAACTACTGGCATTAGTCATATTATTACTGCTATTGATAAGTTAGCTCATAGCACCGAAAGGGCAGTCGAAAGAGCAGATGAAGCACTCAATAAATACTCTGACAAACAAAAAGAACTTAAAGACCAAAAAACTACCGTAGATGAGCTTTCTGATTCTTACATCCGTCTATCAAGCGGCGTAAATACTTTGACCAATGACAACATTGGTTTAACTGTAGAATCATATGAAGAATATCTTGATGTTGTCAATCAAATTGCAGATTTACACCCAGAGCTTGTTGCAGGTTATGACGCAGAAGGCAATGCAATTTTAACACTAAAGGGTAGAGTTGATCAGTTAGCGGACTCGTATCGCAAGGCACAAGAAGAAGCGGCGCTTGAGCTATTGACATCTAAAAATAAAACAGACATTTGGAAAAAATATACCAGTGGAATGGACACTGGCGTGCAATATATTGATGAAAATAGCGGAAAATCTGGTTGGGGCAGCGTCTGGCAAGATGTGACCGCAGACAATCAAAAAGATATTGTCGAAGCAATTTTGGCCATGAGCAACGAAGAGTTGACTCAGTTTTATGAATATGATAAGACTGGCAACGACGACATGTGGGGCATTTTACGGAAGCAGCTTTCTGACATGGGTACAGTTTTAGACGAAGGTCTTGTATATGCTGCATTTAATAAAGGATTTAGTATAGGTGACGATGAGCTTCATTCATTAGATACTTATAAGGCTTATTTTATCAACCAGTTATCTACATTAAATCAGACTATATCTGAGAGTATGAGTGGTATTCGTCAGACCGTTGCAGCCAGCTTGGTCTTTGATCCAATTTATCAACAATTAGATAGTGAGTCTCAGGATCTTGTAAATATTTTAATTAACAATCTTGATCCAAAGTTAATTGCAGATGCTGGTGTTAAAAGCACACAAGGGTTGATTGAATGGTTCTCTGGCAATGTGATTGCTCAAATTGATGAAAATTCAAATTTATACAATGATATCACGGACGCATCCAATAATCTTATGAAAGCCATGGCAGATGGGGATAGCGATGCATATCAAGAGGCAAAGTCTGAATGGTCAAGTCTTGTTGAAAATATGGAAAGAGATGTAAACGGAAATATACAAATCGATCCAGACGCAGATATTGTTACCCAATATTTACAGCAACTTGCCAAAGACATTGAAAATCAATCAAAGAATTACGAAGTTAAGCTTCAAATGCAGATGGATTTTGATTCTGCTAAATATATTGATGATATTGTTGACGACACAAACGAGAAAGCTAGACGTGCATTTTTTGAAGATCTTGAATTAGGCGAGAACGCCACAATGCAAGACTTGTATGAAAAAATAGGTACATCTTTAAATGATGGCAATGGAGTTCTTCGAGTGGACGAAGTTCAAAGTGCATATCAGGCATTTTTGAATGGAGATATGAATGACTGGTCCATGCCTCAGAGAGAAGCAATTGTTGCGCTTGATCAGGTTGTAAAAATGTATGGTACCGATATTGATACTGTAATATCTCAACTTGTTGAACTTGGTTATGTTTCTAAGTCTATTAACGATATTGCTTCGTTTAGTCTTGCATCCGAAAAAACCAATGAAGCCATTGACGCATTCCAAGATACAATCAGCTCGCTAAAAGACGCATGGGGCTCTCTAAACAGTAAAGAGATGACTAAGTCTGAATTTATAGACTTGGCGCAAGAATTCCCAGAGCTCATGAAGGACGTAGACCTGTCTGACGATAACTGGATGGTTCGAGCAAAAGAAAACATAGAAGCACTAAATGCAGTTAAAGTTGATGACTTTGTTAAATCTCTTGAGGAAATGAAGGAGGCCATGATTGAGCGCGGTGAAGATCAAGCCGCTATTGATATGGTAGATTCTTTCATTAACTACGCAAAAGAAGCACGAGCAATAAATGAAGTAACTAATGCACAGGCAGAGTACTATAGGCTTGTGCGCAGCTATGGAGATGAGGTGCGTGGTCCAAGTATTGCTAATGTTAATGAGGAAACAACTGCGTCAATCCGCAAACAAATTGAAGCTATAAAAGAATCTATTAATCAATATGAGCGTCTTGAGGACACTTTATTGGGTACAACAAGCGCATTTGATCGATTCGCAAAGGCGCAAGAGGCTGACTCTAAGAATACATATGGAGAGCAATATATAGAAATGGCTCAAACCATGTATGACGCTCTATACAAAACGGGTGAAGTCGGCTCTGAGGCGTTCTGGGCGGCAGTGCGTGCGTATGTTCCTGATGATGAATATGTTCACTTGCTCCCAGGCAAAGAACAACTCAATGCAATTAGGGATTACTTAAATGATAATGTATTCTCTTCTCTGACATTTGATGAGGGTGCATTTTCTATTGATTACAGTTCAATTGAAAAGTTCGTAGAAAAAGCGCAAAGCGTTGGCGTGTTCACTGGCACGGACTCAAATGCATTTGGACTGTCTGCTGACTTTATCAATAATCTACAAAAAGATGAGGATGCTCTAGAAAAGTTTGCTGACCAAATGGGCATGACAGCAACTCAGGTTTATGCAATGTTGGCAGCAATGGATCAGTATAATGCTAATGGCGTTGGACTTTCTATGCTCTTGCAACTTGACACAAGCACTGCTGGACAAATTACATTGGTCACCAGTCAACTTGAACAATTGTACACACAGCGAGAAGCACTGCTCAAACAAGGCACAGATGACGTTGCGCTTGGTTACAATATGGACGAAATTGCCGCAACAGAAGCTCAATTGGGTTCACTACAACAGCAGGCAGTGGAATCTGTAAAAGCATACGCAATGGTCGAAAACGCATTAAAAGCTACCGAAGAAAAAGTCGCAACAGTTTTGCCAGAGTCGATTTATACAGAGATTGGACTTACTGGTGAAGAAAATGTTAAAGACGTGCTTCAGACCATAGAGGGCTACCTGATTAAGATTAGCGAACCAGCAGTTGTGGAGCTTGAAATTGCGCGACAGGAAATTGAAGATCTTGAAAGCACAGATCCTACAATTACAGCGCATGTTAAGATTGATGATGATGGCTTATATGAGCTTATTAACGAAGAAGATTATCATGGTGAAATAGATCTGCAACATTACGTAGATCTGAAAAATGCAGAGTCTTTAATTGACAAGTCTCTAAGCGAAAATCTTACCAAGAGCGAGACATATCTTAGTGAAATTGCTGAAAATACACGCATTATGGCTGGTGAAAACGACACTGATAATGCACCTGAAGAGTCGAATGGCAATGATGTCAGCACAGACAAAAATCCTGTGCATGGCGGAGCTGGTGGCAAGTTTGGCAAGCCAACCATAGATACCGAAGCAACTGAATTGCATCTCAACACTATGAAAGACTTCTATAACTTAGGAGAAGCCATAGCTAAAGAGCGTGCAATGTTGTCTAGTAAGGGAGCAATGGATTTCTTGCAGCAAAGTACATATGACAATTTAGGTAAATTACAAAAAGAAGCAACAGAAATTTATGATAAATTGAACGAAGGTGCTATGTCTGCGGAGGAAGCAATTCCTAAATTTAGCGAATTATTATCTCAGGCAGTTAAATTTGGTATAAAACAGCCTAGTGCTCCTAGCATTGCAGAGGTGCCAAGTTGGTTAGATGTTACAAGCCCAGAAGGCAAGCTGTTTGGCGATGCAATTCTTGGACGTACTAACAATGGCGCGGATAGCATGATGCCGCAATATGGGGAAGCTTATACAGATCCTGCAACTATTGCACCAGAACAAGTGGTTATTACAGATAGTAACTTGCAAATAGATGGTGCAGATAACAAGATCGAAGGACCAGATGTGCAACAATATGACACATTTATTAAAGAACTAGAAACATTTGATCCTAATGCATTACTTCCTGCAGAGAAGATACAAGATATGGGCCTTAAGGAGATTGCTGATGAAGCTATTACTGCAGGAGATGCACTTGAATATTTCGCAAACAAGAAGCAAGATGCAATGGTTCCTGGAACGGCAGGGGCTTTGTTTGATGCAACGGCGATAAAAGAAGGAGTACTTACATATTCAGAACTGCAAAACGAAGTAACTTCATTTAACGAGCTGCTTGATCAAACCGATGAAATTATTGGAGATAACACTGAAGTCACTCAGGCGTATAGAGACTTATTACTTGAGATGTGTGAAACCGAGCAAGAAAGAGCGGATGTAAAAGCACAGTTTGACGAACATGATGGTAAGCTTATTGTAAAAAATTCTAGAGCTCTTAAAAAACTTGTCAGAGAGAAGAAAAAAGAGTTAGCCTCTGATGTTAAATTGGCAAAAGCACACGCTCAACTTGAATATTATGACTTGTACAAACAAATGCATGATCTGGTTAACAGTACGGAAGTAATGGATAGCACAACGTTAAATTATATAAATTCTTTGTATGAAGAAATGGGTGCAATCCAAAGAACTATTGCCAAATATTCAATGCTTGAAGCACAGTTGCTTGGTACATCCAACGCATACGATAAATTGGCTGAAGCGCAAGAAGCAGATGCAGCAACGGACTACGGAAGTAAAGCTGAAGAACTAATGGGTGTTCTTGGTGAGGCATTTACCACTGGTCAGCTTGGCACTCAGGCGGCACAAGTTGCTATAGAAGGGTTGGTGCCAGAGAGTGTTTATCAAGATGTAGACGATCTTGATGAAAAGATGAAAAAGATCTACAAATACTTCACGGGCGGCGAAGTGTCAAAACTATTTACTGTCAAATATACTGAAGAAGGCGAACTTGAAAGTGTAGAAATGACAGAGAAAAATGTTGAGGACTACACTGATAGTTTGTTTAAAAAAACTGTAGATTCTGCACTTGGAGAAGGTACTGTTTTTCAAGGAACATGGGATGAGTTTACTCTTAATCCTGCCATTCAAACCCTTGAAGATTTTGCAAAAGCTTGCGGATTAACAGAAGAGGTCGCTTTTGCTTTCTTAACTGAGCTTGAAAAATATGATATTAATTGGCTTGGTGGCGATTTTGAAACATTATTGGACCAGCTGATGGGCGACGATTTAGCATATGGAATACAAGAAGCAACTAAAGCAATGGCTGATCAGGAAATAAAAATGGCCGAACTAAGAAAGAAAGTGGCTGATGGAGAGCTTTCAACTGGCGACCAAGAGTATATAAATGCTCAAAAAGAATATGATGTAGCTCAAGCAGAACTTGAATCTAAAGAAGAGCAAGCAATTGTCGACGTAACAGATTGGTCTAACAAAACAAAAGCGCTTGAAGAGCAAAAAAAGCATCTAGAAGATCTGGCAAAAGATTATGAAGAACTTAAAGCTTCTGATATGAATGCGGACGAAAAAGAAGAGGAATTGGAACGTCTAAATGCCGAAATGGATTCCACCACAGAAACAATTGATGGACTTATTAGTGACCTTGATGAGTTAGGTGCGCCAACTGAGTTTGTTATAGAGGTTGCTTCAGCAGAAGCCCAGGAAAATATAGATAAGTTTAAGGAAAAATGGGAAGGTGCCGCAGAAGATGGTGACAAAAAGGCCGTTAAAATAACTGCGGCTGTAGAAGAAATTGATACGGCAGGTTTAGATGGTCTTGAAAAACTTGGCTTTACACAAAATTCCGATGGTACTTGGGAAGCAGGAGCAGATGTTAAAATTAAAGGATGGTCTGAATTAGATACTGCAAGTCAGCAAGAAATAATAGATTATATCAACATGCTAGAAGAACAGCATACAATTGACTTGTTATTAGGTGGAGGAACTAAAACGGTAGAAGACCATCTTTCAGATATATCCAGGACCCTTGAGCATATAGCGCAGCTTTTTGACCCGACATACACAATAGATGTCAACACTAAAAACGCACAAAGTAAGATTTCTACGTTCAAAACCTCATGGGATGGAATTAAATCTAAAACTGTTACTGTCTGGGCTTCAATTAAAAAAACTGCATCTAGTTTATGGAATCAATTAACTGGTAGGGGCGGCGTAAATGGCACTGCGCATGTTCAAGGAACTGCATTTAAGAGTGGATCTTGGGGTGCTAAAGAAACTGAAACTGCATTGGTTGGAGAACTTGGACCAGAACTTCTTGTAAGAGGTAATCGATGGACTACTATTGGTGAAAATGGTGCAGAATTTAGAGATATTCGTAAGGGAGATATTATTTTTAACCATAAACAAACTGAAGATTTGTTGTCCAAGGGTTACGTAACAGGACGTGGTAAAGCTTTTGCTGAGGGTACCGCTTACGCTGGTATTAATACATGGACAGACACTGTAAAAGGATCTCAATCTTATAATAGCACTTTAGGCAAAGAAATTTCCAACTCTGCCTCTAAACTATCCAAAGCAGCTAGTGATATTTCAAAATCTTCTGATAAACTTTCCGACGACTTTAAAGAAATCTTTGACTGGATTGAAGTGCGCATAGAAGAAATCACAGAAGATCTCGATCTAAAGAGCGCAAAGCTTGAAAATGCAAATGGTTCTAAAAATCAAAACGTCATAATCGATGATATGATAGATTTGAACAAGCATCTTTACGATAACTTGACGGCTGGTGCATCTAAGTATTACGAATATGCTGCCAAGCTACTTGAAAAAGTGCCATCAGAATACCGTGATGCAGCCCAAAATGGTTCTATTGCAATTGAATCTTTTGTCGGTAAAGTTGGAGAAAGTACTCTTGAAGCAATTCAAGATTATCGCGAATGGGTACAAAAAGGCGCAGACGCAACCCAGCAAGCCGAAGAGACTCTAACAGAAATCTCCAGTCTTGCAAAACAAGCAATTGACAATATCTCTGCAGACTATGAGAACAAGCGCTCTTCAAGAGACAATACACTAGAACAATACGAAGCGTACAATTCTCTACTTGAGACTGATCTTGGCTTTGAATCTGAAAAGATTTATAACGCCATGATTGCAGAAAATAAACAAGTAATTACGATGCTTGGCCAGCAGCGCGATGCAATGCAAGCAGAACTTAACAAGCGCGTTGAATCTGGTGAAATCAAAAAGTATTCTCAAGATTGGTACGATGCAGTTAATGACATTGCGGCGGTTGATGTAGAACTTATTGAACTAAGAACAGATGTAGAAGATCTACAAGATTCAATCAATGATCTACATTGGGACAAGTTCGATGCGCTAATTGGTAGGCTTGAGATGGTTTCTGATGAGGCAGAAAATCTAATTGACATACTAAGCAACTCTGATGTAGTTGACGAAGCTGGTAACTGGACCGACGAGGGTATTACTCAGCTTGGCTTGTATGCTCAAAAGATGGAAGCCGCAGAGGTTCAGGCGAAAAAGTACGAAGAAGAAATTGCTTATTTGAATGACAATTGGGAGAAGCTTGGCTATACAGAACAAGAGTATATTGAGAAGCTTGATGAATTAAAGTCTGGTCAATATGATGCAATTCAGGCTTATCATGATACTAAAGATGCCATTGTCGATCTGAATTCTGAGAGAGTAGAAGCTATCAAAGAAGGAATTCAAAAAGAGATTGATGCTTACACTGAGCTTATTGAGAAGAAGAAAGAAGAACTCGATGCAGAAAAAGATCTTTACGATTTCCAGAAGAGCGTAATGGAGCAAGAAAAAGACATTGCAGACATACAGCGTAAGCTTGCAGCGTTGTCTGGTGATAACTCTGCTTCGGCTCGTGCAAAACGCGCTCAACTTCAGGCTGAACTAGCAGAAGCCAATGCTGCACTTGAGGAATCTTATTATGAGCGTTCAGTTTCTAAGCAGCAAGAGGCACTTGATAGAGAGCTAGAAAACTTCCAAGAAGCAAAAGACAAGGAAATGGAAGGCTGGGATGAGTATCTTGAGGATACAAATAAGGTCGTTAGTGACAGCTTAACAACTATACAAGCAAATACCGACGTTGTATATCAGACACTCAAAGCTCTAGGCCAAGAGTATAGCTTATCTATCACCGAATCTTTAACGTCTCCTTGGAAAGAAGGAGAGTATGCAATCCAATCCTTCTCTGAACAGTTTGGCATATCTATGAGCGCTACCGTTGAGGAGCTTCAAGCCCTCGCGCTAAAGTTCAAAGAAACAATGCTAGAAATTGAGCAAGCTGGAACAGATGCGGTTAATAACGTGCAAGCGAGTGTTGAAGGTTACACAAAGGCCGAATATAAAGAGCCTGTAAAGAAAGAAGAGCCAAAAGCAGAAGAATCTACCAAACAAGACACAAAAGAGGAAACGAAAACAATAAAGGTTGGCGGCAAAATTGATGCTACTGGCGCAAAGATTTATGATTCCGCTACTGATAAAACTGGCGAAAGACAGTATTACCGCAATGATCCAATTTATGTTGTACTTGAAGAAAAGAATGGACGCTTAAAAGTTAGATACCATAAATCTTCTAAGGGCGCAACAGGTTGGTTCAACAAGAGCGATGTTAAAGCATATGCCAAAGGCACTACTGGAGTATCACATGATCAGCTTTCTATCATAGATGAACTTGGTCTTGAAGAGATTGTCATGCATGCCGAAAATGGTAAGCTTGCCTATCTTACCAAGGGAAGTGCGGTAATACCACATGATATTTCTGAGAATCTTATGGAGCTTGGTAAGCTAGATCCGTCTATAATACTAGATCGCAACAAGCCGAAGATTGGACTGCCTGCAGAGATTCATAACACAGAAATTCATATTGACAATAGTGTTGCAGAGCTTATTCACATTGACAATTGTTCTACTGAAACATTGCCAGATGTTAAGAAAATTGTTAACGAAGCTCTTGAAAAGCACACTCAAAAACTTAATAATAGCCTTAAACGCTATACAAGATAAAACAACATGGAGAGGGTCGAAAGATCCTCTCCTATTTTATATTAAATAAAAAGAAAGGAGCTGAAAATCTATATGTCTTCATACTATCCTTCATTTTCGTATCTAGGGATCAACTCAAGAGACAAGGGACTCGTAGTTTCGCATTTTGATGCAGACCAAGGTGAGTCTGATACTTTTCTTGGTATGGAACCAGTATACACTGAAAGCGCAGACGGTTCGCGCAGACTAGATTATGGCGCAAAATACAATAACGTTGCTGTTTTTAGGATTACGGTATCAAAGAAGATGGTGGCGATTTCTCAGTTAAAGAAGTACGTGATAATCTACGGTGGCTTACGGGCGCAAAATCAAACTCATCACTAGACTTATTTGAAAACTTTGTGGAAGAATTTGTAAGCGATGATAGCAGATGCACTTTTGAGTTAACAAATTACTGTGACAATATTTTTAATGTTTACGTCAATGGCTCTATATTCAATGGCTACATAGGCACTGGAAGCGACGTTAATAAAACTAAGTCTTCTATCACTTTATCAAACGTACCTGGTGTGCAACCAGCATTAAAACAAGGTGATACTGTCAAAATAGCTTATGGCAGAATCAAGTATTCATTTACTTGTCGTGTAACAAATGCATGGCAATATAAAATGGATGCAAGAACAGTAGGTCTTATTTTAGAATTCACATCTATTTCACCATGGGCTTATTCTGCAAAACAGGTTGTGTCTGCTTCGATTGACGGCTCCGCAGCTTTAACAATTGACAATAAGACAGATGATTTGTATGGCGCTACGCCTGTAAATGTTATATTTGAAAATACAACTGGTGGCTCATTGGTGATAACAAACAATGCAACTGGGGACATAACAAAAGTATTTAATCTCAGTGAAAATGAAACTATTACTATGAGCAACAACATGATGATTTTATCAAGCGTTCCCAACAAAACATTTGGAAATGATTTTAATTTTGTTTTTCAGCGGCTGTATGCCAACCAAAATAAATTAAACATAGATGGCACTGGAAATATTACATTTGAGTACGTGTATGTAATAAAAATTGGCGATTGCGCTATGGATATTAATGTTATTTCAGACCCGATATGTAACGACAACGGAGAAATTATTCTAGATACTCTTGATTGGAGTAGGATTACTGGAACACCTACAACTTATCAGGCATATGGAATAACAAATGTATATTCAAAAGTAGAAGTAGATATGCTCGTTGCGGGTATTGAAATAGATGAGGATGAGCTCAGTAGAATGCTGGTCGAAGAGCTCAATTAACAGTTAGGAGGAAAAGGAACTATGTTATTGCCTAAAGACATATTATCGGGCACATATAGAAAACCGGACGTTTATCTATGCGAAGCTGACAAGTCAAAAATATGTAAGCTAGAAACATCTAACATGTCTGGTACTTTCAAGTTCAATGCCTATAGCGAACTAACTTTTGATGTGGCTCGTGTTTATAACGATATTATTACTGGTTCGACGCAAGTAAACCCATACTACAATAAGATTGAAGCGTTGCGCCTTATCCTCTTAGACGATTTCGGATATTTCGAGATACAAGACCCAGAAATTGATGGCGATGGCATTAAAGAAACTAAATCACTTGTAGCTTATTCTTTGGAATATACATTGTCACAAAAATACTTAGAAACGTTTTATGTAAACAGGGGCACAATCGATTCGGTTGAAGTGCTTTATTTAGAAGAACAAAAGTTAAATAATCAAAATGCAACTCTTGCGCCAGTGACTTTTTATAATCAAAATGTCCCAGAATTGAGCTTGCTACACTTGGTTTTAGAAAAGGCATATGGGTGGACAATCGGTCACGTGGACGACTCTTTAAAAACAATGAGTCGCCAATTTGAAGTTGACAGAGAGTCTATTTATGATTTTATCATGAATGAAGTCTGTGAGAAATTCAATTGCTATGCTATATTTGATACATTCAAAAATGAAATTAATTTTTACGCAGAAACATCAGTGAATAAATTTACTGGAGACGGTATTACAAATACATTTACTGTTTATCCTGTATTCTCAGAACTTGGAACAGTATCGATTGATGGCTATAAAACAATTGATTATGAATATAACAATATCACTGGTGAGTTAAAACTTGGCGCAACACCACCATTTGGCGCAATGATTGAAGTGACTGATGGCTCATTAAGTTCTTGGGAAACTGACGTATATGTTACTTTTGATAATTTAGCGCAAGAAATGCATATTAGTTATCCATCGGACGACATCAAAACGGTATTAACCGTTAAGGGTGCAGACGATCTTGACATTAGAGAAGTAAATAATGGACTACCATATATTGTTGATCTATCTTATTTCTATAACGTAGACCGAATGGGGCAAGATTTATACGATAAATATACTGAATATTTGGCAAAATGCACAGCAAGTCAAAATGAGTATAAAGAAAACTCCCAAGAGATTATAAAACTTTCAAACAGAATCCTGTATGAAACAAATAGACTTTCACTGCAATATCGTGAGCCAGAAGAGGTTGTAACTTCTACGACAGTTGGCACTTATTACACTCGTCACGAACATACCAGTAGCGCTGACGGAAGTACTGTATATTATTATACTGAAGTTTCATTACCTGCAGATTATATCGAGGGTACGGAGTATTATTCTGTAGCGAGCATAAGTTTGAATGAAGATAAGTTTTCCAATCTGTATGAGGCGTTACAAAAATATTACAAATCTTATTTTTATACTGGAGAAGTAATTGAAATTATTGGTGAAGATTCGACTTTAGTGGATGATTTTTCTTTTATGGAAGAATACAAGATAAATGGTGAAGAAACGTACACAATAGAACAGCTAAATACAACATTAAGTTCCACTGAAATATCCGCCGAAGATAAAGATGCGGTAGTTCTAAAATTTTTAAGCGCAATATGGGATCAGCTTGGTTTAGAGCCGCTTAAAACATCATACCTAGCCCCATACAAGAAAATACAGACAGTAAATGCAAGCGCTGGGTGGTCTGAAAAAAACAATGATAATTACGGGTCATATTATCTAGTTGTTTTAATTTTAGAATCAATAGAAGATGCAATCAACAAGCAGCATGCAAATATTGATCACTTGAATAACATGATGTCAGAATATAGTGATGCAAATGCAAAGATTAGCGCAAGTTTATTGATAGACAATCCTGACAACTTTACGCCAGCGCAAATTGTTCGTTTGAGTGCCTTTTTAAGAGAAGATGAATATGTTGATGACAACTTTGCGCCCACTGGCAACGAAAGCACGGAAGAGCTGTTTAAACTAAAGCAAGAGCTATTAGAGTGCGGACGAATTGAGCTATCTAAATTATGCGAACCGCGTTTAAAATTCACAATGTCGCTTGCCAATATTTATGCTTTGCCAGAGTTTGCCCCGATTGTAAACCAGTTTAAGCTTGGAAATTTGATAAAAATTGCATTGAGGCCAGACTATATTAAGCACACAAGATTGATGCAAGTTAATTTTAATTTCGAGGACTTCTCTGACTTTTCTTGCGAGTTTGGCGACTTATCATCTGTTAGATCGCAAACAGATTTACATGCAGATTTGTTATCACAGGCTATTAGTGCTGGTAAAACTGTAGCAAGTAATGCCAGCTATTGGGATAGTGGCACAGATACTGCCAATTCAATTGATGTTCGTTTGCAGCAGGGTTTGCTTAATGCGGCAACTGAAATTAAAGATATTGATGGCAATCAGCTCTCATATATTGATAAATACGGTATACACTTGCAAGCAAAAAATCCTGACACAGGAGCAATAGAGCCCGAACAGGGATGGATTGTAAATAACAAAATCCTTTATTCCGATGATGCGTTTAAAACAACGAAGTCTGTGTTTGGTAAGTATAAAATTAGTAACAATGAAGAGCGATGGGGTCTGTTAGCCGATGCAGTAGTGGCAGGATACATTGAGGGCTCAACTATGATCGGCGGTACAATTAAAATTGGCGATCAAGGTGATGGCTCATATGCATTTGAAGTTGACGAGTACGGAAATGTTACAATGGGTGGCAACAACCATGCTGCCGTTATTAAGTTCATGAATTGTGTTAATCCTTCTGCAGATTTTGCTGATCAATTTTTGGTTGCGTATATTGAATTATACCAAGATGGAAGTGTAGTAGATAAATCTAAAACAAGTAAATATTATGTTCTTCCTTCTGATTATAATGACAATTTGTCCAGCCAGGATCTTAAAAGTATAAATACTACAGATAACAAATACATATATTTTGTGCATCCAAAGACATCCGACAATGGAGCTACCACATACAATTTAATTCTTGGAGAGTATATTGATCAAGAAATAGGCTGGACAAAGATTGAAGAAGAATACTCGTATTCCTACACAAGCAACATTACAGAGCGTGATTCCAAAGTGTTTGTCATCCCAAATGTAACTTCGGCAAGTTTTAATGATGTTGAAGCTGTTATTTTTGATGATAATGGAAGAGCTATTGCAATTGCCAATGCGGACGCAGATATTGCGCAAATGCAAAAAGATATAAACAACTATTTTAAGTTTAACCGAAACGATGGATTGATTATTGGTCAAACAAGCAATCAATTTTATGTACAAATAGAGCCAACAAAGATGGGGTTTCATGATAATAGTGGCACAGAGGATGTCGAGGTTGTAAGTATAGGCGGTCAATCTGCAACAATTCAAAATGCAACGTTTAACGGAGATGCGCAATTTAATAATGATATATCAGTTGCTGGTAACACAACATTTAATGGACAAGTCAATATGTCCAATAGATTTATTTGGAACATCGAAGAAAATGGCAGCTTGTCACTGTCAATAAATACATAATATAGCACTGGAGGTGATTAAATGGCAACACAAACAGGTACAGTGTCTGGTAAAATTACAGGACGTGAATATCGCATTGAATGGTCTACGGTGCAATCTATTGCTGATAACGCTACTACAATAACATGTGTGCACAAATTGATTAACAGCTCAGGATATTCGCTTAACATAGCTGCTCGTAATAATGTGGGCACCAATATTAACAAATGCACTGTTAATGGCGAGACTAAAAATTATGCTTCTCCAGCAATTAAAACTAGTGGCGGAACCACGCACGAGTTGGGCGTTACAACACACGTTGTAAAACATAACAGTGATGGAACAATAGGTAGCATATCAATTAAAGGTGTTTTTAATATAATGGCCACTTTGTCTGGTAAATATGTAACTAGCATAACGGCAACTGGCACAATTGAACTAAATGACATTCCAAGAGCATCTTCACTGTCGTTATCGGTTTCGAGTGTGAATGTTTTAGGCTCAATTACCGCAAACATCACACGAGCTACAACTAGTTTTGTTCATGATGTTGAATTTTATATTAATAGTACATATTATAAAAAATACACTGGTGTTGGGACATCTCAAGCATATCAAATTCCAGAAGCGTGGTATGCAGCAATGCCGTCTTCGTCAAGTTGCACTGCATATTGTCGTATTACCACACGTGACAGTGCAGGCACACAAATCGGCTCTCAAGTTACAAAATCATTTACAGTAAATGTGCCTTCTACTGTTGTCCCTAGTGTTGAAGGTATAGAATTAAGTACAGATCCGTATATCACAACGCAGGATGGTAATAGCAGGAATATTTTAGTAAAAGGTAAAAACAAAATGAAAGTGCGTGCATATGGATGCAAGGCAGGAAAGGGTAGCAGTATAAAATCTTACACATTTCAAGCGATATATAATTCAACAATTATTGCTACCGCCTCCATAACTAGCACGTCTACCGATGTGTCTACTACACTTGGTCCATTTTCGCAAACTGGAGCTATAACATTTAAAGTCATTGTTGCAGACAGTAGACAAAGATCTGCTAGTAAACAATCAGGATGGGAGTGCCACGATTACGCATCTCCGTCCTTTGGTGCATTTAATGCATATAGAGCAAATTCTGACGCGTCCGCCAATACTAACGGAGAGTGGCTTATGTGCACTTATACACCAAGATACTCAGGTGTTAATGGCACAAATAGTGCTACCGTAACAGTTTATTATAATGATGGTACACAGTTACAAACTGCTACAGGTAAAAATGGTCAAGCGCTTATTAGTCTTGGTAATAACGATAAAACGTATAGAGTGTACTTGACTATTAATGACAACTACGGAGGTTCCGCACAATCATCTACGATAGTTGTATTTGGCCAGTCTAGAATATTTAATATAACTCCAGATGGCACTGGGTTTGCAATAGGCAAAATGGCAGAAAAAAATAACTGGTTTGAATGTAGATGGGACGCAAAGTTTGATGGTGATATTTATAGCAAAAATGATACTATTGTCACATCTGACAAAATGGCAAAAAAGGATATTGCAAATATGTCCACAGAACAGGAACGATTGTTTAATGAGCTGCGTCCAGTTACGTTTAAATTCAAAGACGGATCGGGTGATCGAACGCACTACGGTTTTATTTCTCAGGATATTGAAGAAGCATTGTTTAGTTTAGATTTAACTGGAAAAGACTTTGCGGGATTCTGTAAAAATTTACAAATTGATGGCAACGGGAATCCTGTGATTGATGAAAATGGACAAGCTGTATATGATTATTTCCTTAGGTACTCGGAGTTTATCGCTCTGAATACATATATGATACAAAAGCTACAAGCAGAAAATGCGGAGCTTAGATCTGAGCTTCAAGGACTAAAAGAACTTATTGTCGGCACCAGTTCAAAAAATATTGATTAAAAGGATAAATATTTGAAATGGGGGTTGATTAAATGTGATAAGTTACATAGAATATGTAAACATGCCAACCAAGGTGGCAATTGCTTTGGTTGGCATGTTTTTAATCATGCAAGTTGTTGGAGAGTTGTTGGAGCTAAAGGGTAAAATTGTACCAGAGTTTGTTAAGGTTAGAAAGTATTTTGATCGAAAAAAGAAAGAAAAACAACAAGCCGCAGATACACTAAAGCAGGTGCAAACATTGCTAAATGAAGTAAATCAGCACTATAGTCAAGATAATATTGAGAAGCGTAATGCATGGATGGACTGGGTTAATTCTCGCGCAGTTGTTTATGATGCGGCAGTTTCTGAACTTACAGAGTTAAAAGAGGCGCTAGCAGCAAATAATGAATTGACTTTAGAGTTGTATATTAACACTAATAGACATAGAATAATTGATTTTGCCAGACTTGTTGCTGATGATAACGCATTAGTGTCAAGGGAAGAGTTTAGCCGTATTTATAAGGTAGACCAAGAGTATCATTCAACGCTTGCTAAGCATAATCGAGAGAATGGTGAAGTTGATACCGCCATGAGACTCATAGAAGAAGCATATGATTATAGAATGAAAAATCATGCGTTCATTGAAGATATTCGAGGATACAATAATTAATAATTTAAGGGGTTGTACGTAATGTACAGCCCCTTATTTTTTACGCTCGTATTCTTCTAAATAGTCCATGATAATTTTATTGCATAAAGAATTTAATGTTCTTTCGTCTTTATTTGCAATGATTTCTAGGCGCAATTTCTTTGAGATCGGCAGCCTTAGGGTTAACGTACATGTCTCTTCTTTCTTCATAAAATACCTCGTTTTTGATTGTATTATAGTAGTTTTTGAACACAAATGCAATGCATTTATGAATAGGGGATGCCACAATTGGTATCCCCTGATTTTTAGAACAACATTTTTTTATACATTTGTTTAAAACTCATTCCTAAATTGCTAATGTTGGTTAATAGTTTTAATGTAACATTGTTGTTTTGTAATCCTCCTATTGTCCTAACATCATTGTTGTAATGTGTATAGTTTTTAAGTGCATTTTCATTAACAAGTAATTTATATCCCAACTTATCCTCTCCTCTCTTGACTATTATACCATCTTCTTCAAATTTATTGAAGTATTTTGTAAATTTAACATATCCTATTAGTATCCCACTATTATGTATATGCTTCCAACAATTGCTAGGATAAATACATTCTTTGTTAGGCAGTATATATTCAGTTATTAGTCTATTCAAGTTATCTTTGGTTGATTCTTTGATGTTGATTTTATTATTACACAATTCATGTAAATCACCCTTGAGGTATATGTCTAAACTTCCATCTTCATAAATTACTATTTTATCAACTAATATTAAAACTTGTTTTTTAGTGAGCTCACCAGTATTAATAATTTCATCTAACAAATTAATTGTTGATTTGAAGTTTTGTCTTATTTCATTTTCTTTTGAACTTATATTCATGGCATCCGAAATCTGCCTCTCTAAACAACCTATCATTTTGTATTTACTATTCATGGCCTCGCTGTACATATTATCAATAATATCACTCATACTTGGGTTGTTCATTATCTCACGCATTTTTTGTTCCATAAGCACTTTAACTTCTTGCTTAATTCTTTCTAGATCTTTTTGTAGGTCATTGACATTGTCTTGTTTTTTGAATTCACGTTCAAATATATTATCAAAGTTTTGTATTATTTTTACTAATTCTTGCCTGCAATCAGCAATGAATGTTATTAAACATTCTTTGATTTGATAATCCATAATTGCATGGCTTGTACAAACACTAGTCCCAAATTGATTGTATGAGTTACATATATATCTAATATTTGATCCACTTTTTGCAGATGTTAGCGTTTTGCCGCAATCTGCGCATTGCAATAGCCCATTAAACAAATTGTCTTTTTTAACTTTCGTTCCACGATAAGGCTTCTTTTTTCGCTGCAGTCGTATTTCCTGTGCTAATTGAAATGTCGCTTTGTCTATAATTGGTTCATGAGCATCTTCAAATACATAGTATTTATCTGGAGAGTTTTTTGTTCGCTTGCCATTAATTGTCCTACATATTGTTTTATGCAATGTGAGAGTGCCGATGTAAAACTTGTTGCTAAGTATTCTTTGTATAGTGTCACCTGTCCACATGGTTGCTTTAAGCCGAGAAGTTCTTCCAGTGCTTTCTATAGTAATCTTTCTAATTGTACTGGCAGTTGGCACGTTTTCTTTATTAAATTTGTCTGCTATGGCTCGCAGTCCCATGCCGTTTATATATAAATCAAATATTTGTATAACATAAGGTGCAGTAGTGGTATCTATATAATACATTTTTTTGTTAACTGGATCTTTTTTATATCCATAAGGGACAGTGTTTATAAATGCCCCTTCTTTCTGCAATGTGTTGATGGCATCCTTAGTTTTCATACTGGCATCTCTGATATAATCTTCGTTCATCCAACCATATATGCCAACCATTTTGTGTGTTTTGGGGTCAAGTGTGTCATACCCTTCATATACTGTTAATACACGTTTGCCATCTTCTAGTACATTTTCTAAAAACAATTGCCCTTTAGCGTTGTTTCTGCTTAATCTTGATAAGTCTTTAAATATAATAACATCTACCATATTGTTGTTTAAATCACGTTTCAATCTATTGAATTCTGGTCTGTCCATTGTAAATCCAGAATATCCGTCATCTATGTAAAATTCGTCTATTATCATGCCGCGATCTTGGGCAAATTTAGTAATTATTTTTCTTTGATTTGCAATACTTGAACTTTCACCATCTCCATCTTCACGAGATAGCCTTAAATATGCCACTATTCTAAGCGTAGTTTCATAAATGTTGTCTATTTTTCTTTTTGTATCAAATATATTGCTCATATATTATCACTCCCACAATGTTGTATGTTTTGTTTAACAACATTGTAACATATAAAAAAGCTAGACTTCAAGCCTAGCTTTCAGAAAATTTTTAATTACATCTTCTGGGTTGCTGTTTCCAGAAATGATTATATTTATTTTGTATTTATCTTTATATTTATTTCTCATGTCTAAAATGTTTTGTTTTGTACTATTTTTAGGCATTGATATTGTTATTGTTGGTTTGTCCATATTTTCTCCTGTATAAAAATAGCGGCGATATTTCTATCGTCGCTATTGAGTTTGTTTTAAAATTGTTTTGTTGTATTGGAAATAAGATCATTTGTAGCGGTAATATTATGTGTTTCAGTACAAGTTGGAACCGTTGGATTCGTATTAAAACATGGATTGGTTAGATTTGGATATGTCTGCCATGTTGAAGTGGTAATTTTTTCTTCTTCCTCTTCATGTGTTTCTGTAACTGTCTTTTTAAGTAATTTGCCTTCGTTGTCATACTCATAAACTGTTTCTACAATGTCACGTTTAATCATACGTTACCCTCCTAGTTACTTGCCTGTAGAACCAAATCCACCAGATCCACGTTCGGTTTCATTTAGTGTTTCAGTTTCTTCAAACTCAACATTCACATAAGGCTGCACGATAAACTGCGCAATTCTTTCACCAGGTTCTACGATTCTATAATGATCGCTATCATTGTGTAGAGCTACAATTAGCTCGCCACGATAGTCGCTGTCTACAATACCAGTACAGTTCGCTGGACGCAGACCTTCTCTGGAAGCAATGCCACTTCTCGCATATACTCCTCCAAATGTACCATCGGGCAGTGCAACCGATAGACCAGTTCCAATCTTAACGGTAGTGTGCGGAGCAATTACAACATTCTCGCAAATTGCAGCAGATAGGTCGTATCCTGCGGCACAGGAACTCCCGCGTGTGGGAGCCTGTGCCATTTTGGTTAGTTTAATAAACTTTACATTCGCCTTCATTTTTGTTGCCTCCTGTTACATGAACATTCTAATAATATCAACAAAACTAAACAAATCCTCTTCGTTAGTCGCGTTTGAAATATTTGAATTTGTGCGAATATATACGCCATAATTTTTTACATGTTCATCGCGCAGCTTGTCTGCCAGGTCATATGCGTCATCAACCTTCAGCTGACTAGCAAGCTGCTCTGCATGCCTCTTTGCCTCTGCGGACTTCCTAGCTTCTTCTTCTTTCTTTTTGCCACATGCTAGTTCGCAACGGGCACGGTCCATTGCGTTTTCATATTCCTTGTCACAAATACTGCACTTAAAAGCTTTTCTTGCGTACATCTTGTCCATAGTTGTTTTTCTCCTTTTTTACTTCATTAATTTTGTATTGTTTGTGATTTTAGTTCAATTAGTTTTGATACAATAAGTTCATATTGTTCATGTGGAATTGTGCATTTTGAACAATCTTTCCATCCGTTTTCTAACATGATATAGTTGCCGCCACATTTGTCAAATGGATGCAGTGGGCAATAACAAAATAAACAATTGAAATTGCCCATATCTGCATTTACATGACAAGGAAAATATTCGCACTTGTCATTCTGAAAATACTTGTAACTCAACTACACTTGCTCCATCCACAAGACTTGCAAATATTACATCCACCTTCAAAAGTTAATGGCGACTGACATTCAGGACAAACTGAATCATTATTTACAACAAGTTCCTGCTTGTGGATATTTTCATGCGTTGATTCCTGGTAATTTTCGTCATCATCGCATTTAAGCTCATTTTGCATTTCTTTCCACATATCTAACAATGCGTTACCTACAGCCATAGGACAGCAACTACCCTTTGACGTGTCGTGTTTGGTTGCTCTACGAACTGCATAAGATGGGCAAGATCCACAGCTATCAAGCTGATCAATAATATCATGAATGTTGCATCCAGATCTTGCAGCTAGAGAAATCATTCTACTTAGACCAACCATGAAGTTAGCGCATCCACCTGTAGAACCCTTACTCAGGTATGTCTCCATAAGATCTCCAGTGATTGGATCAAAGAACGCTGTGCAATGTAGTGAGCCACAACCAGTCTGTAGCTTACGCTTCTTCCCCACACAATCATCAGATGTGGTAATGATAAATCCACGTGGAAGTTCAGTTGTCGCAGCAACGTTAGATTCTGTATTGGTAGTAGAGCTTGTACCAGTAGAAAGAATCGCTGCACGCTCGCAACCATCTCTAAACATTGTAATACCCTTAAGGCCAGCCTTCCATGCTTCAATATATAGATTTTCAACGTCTTCAACGGTAAACTCATTTGGAACATTTACTGTAGAAGAAATAGAAGCGTCAATGTAGTTCTGCCAAGCGGCCTGCATTTTAATTCTTTGCTTGTAATCCAAAGATCCTGCAGTTACAAAGTAATCTGGTAGTTCGGAGTCATCAGTAAGACCATTACCATCCATGTATTCTTTAACAATTGGAGTATATACCTTATAATACTTATCTTCGCCGTATAGGCTTTCGGTCTTACGAGTATAGTAGTTTGCGAAAATTGGTTCAATGCCGCCAGATACACCAAGCATTGTGGATAGTGTGCCAGTTGGGGCAATCGTTAGAAGCTGGCTGTTGCGTAGACCATATTTTTCAATATCATCACTAACTTCCCACCAAACATTGTTAATATAAAACCTAGACTTGATCAAATCTTTATGCCTATACTTTGGGAAAGCACCATGCTCTTTTGCAAGCATATTAGACGCCCTTAGTGCCGTATTCAGCATTGTTTCGGCAATGGTGTGGCACAGTGTAATAGATTCCTCGCTACCATATTTGACACCCATCTTAATAAGCATATCTGCGAGTCCAAAAATACCTAGTCCGATCTGTCTCCAGTCACGCACACTATCACGCTGTTCCTGCAGTGGGTGTAGTGGCAGACCTTCATCTAGCACTTCGTTAAGTGCGATAGTTGCCATATAAACTGCATATTTAAATTCCTCAAAGTCAAAATCGTTGCTGTCGGTTACGAACGCTGATAGGTTCATACTACCGAGCAAACAAGATCCTCCAGCTGGTAACATAATATTCCATAGGATTCACAACTTCCTATGCGTTCTTTTATGAACTGCTATACGTCTCCGTATAGATTAGACTATATCTTCACCATGTTGTTCATGGGACTAGCACTTCCACTACCATAAGTTTGTAGTGTACTCCCTTGTGGGATAGTCGTTGAGGTTAATCTATTTAACTTGGTCAGAGTTAAACTATTCTACTCTTTCTAATTTTATCCAATCCTTATGTCTGCTGCCATTGCTGGCGTCCATTATTTTGATTGTTCCATCAGGCAATTTCCATTTATACTTTGGCTTTGGTTTCCGCAATGCAGCTTTATGTGCTTCAGATTTAGGTTTGTCACGCAAGCTTTCACTAACTTTCTCGTTCCATTCCTTTGTGTGAATCACATTCTTAAGACCATTCGAAATACGCTTGTTCATGTCATCGCTATTTCGATATCCCGCTCTGCTTTTGTTTCCAATGCCATATGTGTTGCCTAGGCTTCTTTGTCTTAGTTTTTCTTTATTTGAGTCAGACATTGGTGTGCCTTTTCTTCCAGTAAGCGTTTCTGAAATATGTTTTTTCCATTCATCGCTTTTGTTGGTCACGGCTTCTAATAATTTCTCTTTAACTTCTGGTCGACGCATCGCTTCTTTTGTTGCTTCGGATATCTTTTGCTTCCAGTTTTCTTTTTCTTCGTCCGTATATCCAGCAATCAAACATCCACCTTCGCCGCCGCTTGCAATGTTATATCCGTTGGGTCGAATTGTATTATATTTTTTTATATAATACTTTTCAAGTTCACAAAGTTCTGACTCGTTTTCGCATATATGCAAAATGGTTTTTTCATAATATTTATATACTTTATTTTGCTCATAAACCCACTTATGATGCGTTTTTTTGCTACTATCTAGATCATTTCTATTAAATCTTTTTCTATAGGATTGCCATAATAGAATGCCGCTTCCCATATACTTAGTATTATCATTTTGATCTTTTCCAATGTAGCTTAATCCTGTTATTAAATTTGTAATTTTATATACTTGCACATGTCATCACCAATACTTGCGTTTTAGATTAACCTGCTGATTGACTCTATTTGACAAATTTTTAGGGTAAGTGACCAAACTTACATTAACCTCCTATTGTCAACCTAACGAGTTGTCCCAGCATTTCACTAGTTTTATAGAGCCCCCACCAGCAACTATTAAGGCTCTTCGGCACATGGGTTTGTGCCAGCATAATGGAAATCATTGAATCCACTTAGCAAATTCCAGTTATCAATTCGATCCCAGAAAAGCATTCCAGGCTCTCCCATATTCCAATTGTTCTTCGCAATCTTATGGAATAGCTCCTTGGCCTTTACAACCTTCTTGATCTCTTCTCCAGTCTCTTGGCGCACAAATGACAGCTCATAGTCTTCGTCGGCAATTACAGCTTTCATGAAATCGTCTGTAATACGAATTGAAATGTTAGCCTTTGTAACACGGTTTAGGTCGTTTTTGATGTCAATGAATTCTTCAATATCTGGATGGTCGCAAGATAGTGAAATCATAAGTGCGCCTCTGCGACCATTTTGTGAGATGAGCCCAGTAACCAAAGAATAAAGGTCCATAAATGATACCGCACCAGAAGATTCTTTTGCGGCGTTTCTAACCTTGGCACCATTTGGAGCAAGCTTAGATAGGTCTACGCCAATGCCACCGCCATAGCTGTATGTTCTTGCAATCTTCTTTGCACATTCAAAAATTGATTCGAGATTGTCCTCTGGAGGCTCACATACATAGCAATTTGACATGCTAACCTTCCTACCAGAATGTTCTAGTCCTCTATTAGATAGGATTCTTCCACCAAATAGAAACTTTTTATCAATAATAAGATCTCTTACAGCATTGTTGCCACCAGAAATACGATCTAGCCACTGGTCAAATGTTTCGTCTTCATAACGATACTTTCTTTCCCAAATATCAATGCCAAGCTGATTATCAGCACCTAACCACTCTTGAACGTTCAATATAATCACTCCAATTCATTATCTTTATTCATATAATATAGAACCTGCTCAAGCACATTCTCTATATTCTCATTAGCATCAATTTTATGTAATTCAACGTTTAAACCATTGATGTTTTTATGATGCCATACAAGTTTGTCCAACTCTCTATACCAGTCATTTTTGGTATCATCATGATGCAGTCTAGAAATAACTTCCATATCACTCGCACCTCTATCAATCATACGATCAATACGAGTTGCAACGGCTGCATCAAAATAAATAATGCACATCGCAAGACATTTATCGTGCGCTCTATTAAGCAAATACTCAACCCCTGGCACATCAATTACGTAAATATTGCATTCTTCAAGCTGTGCAAAAGTTGTACCGTAATGATGGTTGTTATAGAACGTGTAGCCAGCAAGCTCACCCAAATTGCAAAACTCATCTTTACTGATAAAAATATGACCAGTTTCTCCATCAAATCTTGGTTGTCTCGTGGTATATGAGTAAACTTGTTTATGGCCATACTTTTCTTCTAATAGATTTGCGATAGTTGTCTTTCCGCTGGCGCTCTTGCCAACGAACAAGAACAATTGATCCATACCATTCACCTCAATTCTTGATTTTCAACAGAAGATCTCTATTAATAAAACCAAGACTAGCAGCTTCTATTTTATCCGTTACCTTTTCAATACAAGTCTTAACTTCAGGATTGGCCGTGCCGTTCGTGTTGCGTTCTTTAAAAATATGAGCATATTCCGTAAGGTTAACCTTAAAAATGAAATTAGACGGAATAGAGAGCATATAAAGACCGCGCTTAACATCCTTGTTATTCTCCATACCTTTTAGAATGTAACCATTAACTCCACGAACATAAGTATTTTCTGCACATTCAATTTCGGTAGGAAGCTCGATGCCGAGATACTCAAGTGCTTCGTCAGTTGGAATGATTTTGTCCTGATAATATTCGGACATTTCCCCGTCGGAGAAATCTGCTAGTCTGGTAGAAGAACGAATAATACGATTTTCCATACGTTTTGCGTGCGAATCAAGATCGTCCTGACCACCTCTATGTAGCCCATAAACACTAATACTAAAATCAAGGAATCTTCCCATTGTGATATGCTTAGGGCACCACTTGAAAAGAATCTTTAGCCAATCGTTGAGCTTTTCAGTAGTATGACTTAGCGCACCTACCGGTCCATGCTCTGGATTAGTATTAATGCACTTTGCAACTTCTGCTCTAATATCCATCTCAAGCTCACGTGTTAGTGTACGCTTTGATAGAAACATTGAAATAATTGCGTCATCCCATCCATCAATTCTATTTAGATATGCTTCCATTAAGCTTACCTCCATTAATTTTGTACTGTTTCTTCTTCAGTATTCTTTTCTTCCTGCTTGAGCGCCTTACCGCAAAATTCCTCAACCTTCTTGAAGATACGTTCGTATTCACGATGGCTGCAGTTAGGCTTATGCCAACCAGAAATCATCTGCATAATTGTCATGCAAGCGGTGCGATAACCTAGGATCATATTCTGAGTACGGATTCTTTCTAGTGTGCCATTAATAGCTTCCTTGAGCTCGTCGTCATTCATTGGAATGGTTTCATCGACCTCAGCGACTGCCTCGTCAACTTCGTTGATGTTCTTGTTCTCTTCCATAGTATCATTCCTTCCTTTTATTGGATATTATTATTATAACACATTAATTTTGTATTGTCAAGGCTCTGAGTGCAATTATTTTACAGTCAGAGCCATACAATTGTTAGAATTTTAGTCCATACCTTTTCTTAGCAACATCATCAAGCCATTGTGAATAAGGTTTAATTTTATCTACAATCATGCTATCTTCGCCTTCTTTTTTGCCAAGAATAGCTACCTGCTTGCCCTTTGCGATCAGATCTTGGAATTTTTGTAATGCATCAGGCCAGATCGTAACCTCTATGAGGCCATCTCCAGAATAGATATTTGCAAAAGCAAACTGACTGCCAGTCTTTGTTTTCTTCTTCTGGATCTTAGATATAATGCCTACAATAACGCACTTATCGCCATTCTCATAAGACGTAAAATCATCAAGAATTTCATATGCTTTGGCGAATGGATTTTCATCTGATACAAAGATTTGTAAAGTCTCAAACTCCCAGAATGCTTCATCTTGTAAGTATTTTGTATTGCACTCTTCAATATATGTTTGGTATTTAAGCTTTTGCTCTTCATCAAACTTGGCTTTTTTCTTAGCGTTGTAGATTTCTAGCACTCGTTCTTTATCTACTTTGCGGCCAATCATATATTCCGTTGTGTCAATGTCCCAGTCTAATAGTAGTTTTTGTTTCGTAGGCAAAGTTGCAACAGGCTTGTATTCACTTTGCTGATACATTGAACTGAGATATTTAATTAGAAACTTCTTCTTGTTCTTGGTGGGAATTGCGCCTGATTTTACAAGATTGATAATCTGCGCTTTTGTTGGTTGCACTCTTTCAATAAAATTATTCAGGTCTACAAATTTGCCATTAGCATTACGTTCATCAATAATTGATTCAGCTAACGTTTCGCCAATGCCAGTAATTGCAGAATATCCAAATAGAATTTTATCGTTAGCAACGGAAAAATTCATTTCAGATTTATTGATGTTTGGAGGCAACACTTCTACGTCAAACTGCTTTGCATCTAGAATGTGCTTGTTGATCATGCCAGGTTTGTTTTTGTTCATGTTAAAAAGCGCACTGAAGAAGTATTTACTATAATGACATTTCAAGTATGCAGTTTGCAGACATAGAACTGCATAACTATATGAATGCGACTTGTTAAAGAGGTAGCCGCCTTTAGTTGAAAGATCATCGCTGATCTGTTGTGCAAGTTCTTTGCTGTAGCCATTGTCAATAATTTCCTGATACAGTTTCGCAGACTCTTGCTTGACTAGTTCAATATTCTTTTTACCAATGGCCTTTCTAAATAGGTCAGCACCGCCATAACTTCTACCACCAAATTTTCTAACAATATCTAGCAATTGCTCCTGATAAATCATACACCCAAACGTTTCTTTGAGAATTGGTTCCATATCTGGATGAATGTATGTTACTCTTTCAGGATGTTTGCTGCATTCAATATATTCTTCAAGCGCACCCATAGAGTCTGGCCTATATAGTGCTAGAACTGCAGAAACCTGAGACAAGTCAGAAGGCTGAAGTCTTAAAAGCAGATCCTTCATACCAGCGCTTTCTACCTGAAAAACACCATTTGTCATTGCGCTACTAAGCAGCTTATATGAATCCACATCATATTCAAATTTTGGGTTGTTAATGTCAATTTCCCAATCAGACACATGCGCCTCATTTTGTGTTTCTTGAACAAGACCAAGTGACGCAACGCCAAGAATATCGTACTTAATAATGCCAACTTCTTCAACAACGCGCTTATCAACCTGAATTACGTGCTCGCCATCTTGTCCAAGTTTCATTGGCATAAAGTCTGTAACTTTGCCATCAACAATACCAACGCCACCTGCGTGAATAGATGTTGTTTTTACACGACCAGAAAGATGACTTGCAATATCAAACAATTCTTTGTACTTTGGATTGTCAGCAGCTTCCTTATTGTTTTCCAAACACTCCTCAAATGTTGCATACACAAAACCCTTGCTGAGCTTGTCCATTTCTTTATATGGAAATCCAAGCACTTTGCCGACGTCTTTAAGTGCCACAACAGGTGTGATAAAAGAAAAGTTAATAATCTGACAAACACGATCTTCACCATATCTTTCAATAAGATAATTAACAACAGCTCCTCTATCAAATACATCTGTATCTGTATCTGGCATAGATACTCGTTCAGGATTTAGGAATCTCTGAAAAATTAGACCATATTTGATAGGATCAATGTCGGTAATTTCAATGGCAAAGCATACAAGGCTTCCAGCACAACTACCTCTGCCAGCGCCAACTTTGTTGCCATTTTCTTTACACCATTTAATAAAGTCTGCAACAATCAAAAAGTAACCGTCAAATCCCATCTGATGAATTACGTCAAGTTCATAGTCAAGTCGCTCACGATAGATTTTTTGCTTTTCTTCGTCAAACTCATTAAACTTGCGCTTCTTCCAGCCTTCTTCGATAGAATGTCTAAGATACTCATAGTTATCATTAAATCCATCAGGAAGCGGGAACGTAGGTAGCTTTGGAGACTGAAATGGCATGCCAACAATCTCGCACATGTCAGCTATTTCATTAGTGTTGGCTAGGCCAATATTTACTGCTTCAACACCAATGTGCTCGTCAAGTACGTTGTGGATTTCTTCCTCTGACATCAGATAACAGTCATTATAGCTTTCAGACATTGTTTCTGAATCATGTGCAATCTGTACTAGACGGCCTTGATAGTACAGATCCTCTTTTGTCGCGGCGTGAGAATCTGTGGTTATAATCCATTTAGTATTGGTGTCTTTGGCGAGTTCCAGAATCTTGGCGTTATATTCTTCTTGATCCTGATTATTGCCATGCGCTTGTAGTTCTAGATAAAAATGAGGGAACAATGCGCGATATTCGTTCACATATTCTAAGCACTTATTGTAATCTGACTCTCTGGACAATTTTGATGCCAAACAAGCAGATGTAATTACTAGATCATTCGCATATGGGGCAATATCATGGATTGTCACACGTGGACGATAGTATTTGCCATGAAGTTCTGATAGAGTGATGAGTTCATTGAGTGCAACACGACCTCGCTCGTTTCTTGCAATTGCAATAAGGTGGAAATATTTTGTATCCTTATTCTTCTCGTTGCGATCAAAACATTCGTAAAATTCTACACCATAAAGCATTTTTACCTCTGGATAGTCTTTTTTGAGCTTGTCAAAATAGCACCAAGAATAGGCGTTACCATGCTCGGTAATACAAAATGCCTTGAGGCCAATTTCTTTAGCACGTTTAAGATACTCTTCTGGTTTCGCGTAACCGTCAAGCAAAGAGTACATGCTGTGGTTATGAAGACTACTGTACATATCTAACCACCCCTTTCATTAATTTTGTATTGTCACTTCACTACAACTAACATTTTACTAGCCCTTGTCACAGAAGTGTACAACCATTTCTTATGATATTCCCTGTCGCCGAGCCACTCGTCATACACAACAACTTTATCAAACTCAGAACCTTGAGCCTTGTGGGTGGTAATTGCATATCCATAATCAAATTCATAAGCCTTATGAACATCTTTGAACTTCCACCAATTGTCCTTATTTATAGTGCTTTCTTTGTCAATGAAGATTTTATAATCCATTTGCAAATTATTGTATACTCCACCACTATTAGAAGTAAATTTAGCAATCATCTTTGGATTATACAACTTATCACTGCATAATTCAATGTCACTTACAATGCCTATCATGCCATTAATCAATGGTTCTTCATTACTACCAATTTCTTGCCATTCATTATGAAGACAAATAATTTTATCACCACCAATTGGCACACTAGCGCACTGATCTCCAAACTTAATTTTGCGCAACTTATCGTTCAAATAATGTCTGGTTGTATTTTTACCGCACAAAACTTGATCTGCACCCAACAAAAGTTTGTCAGATACGCTTTCCTGTGGAATTATCCTACACTCCTTTGGACCACCGTAATTAATCCATTTGCCATCACGAATATCCATACTAAGTCTAATAATAGGATTGTCTTGCGCCTGTCGCACGACTTCATCTAGCATTACGTGAGGATTATCTAGAATTGTACTAATACCATCTATTGGCGGCAACTGCCCAGGATCACCTAATGCAATAACATGAACATGGTGAGATAGGAGCAATTCCCACATTTCTTGTGGTAACATACTGCACTCATCTAGTACAACAATCTTATAATTGTAATCTAAACTTTTCTTAGGTTTAAATTCATACGTTCTGTCTGGTTTTTCTTTGGCGTTATACAATAACCTGTGCGCAGTCATTGAGTTGTTACATCCCTTACTTCTCAGCACCAATGAAGCCTTGCCAGTGTAAGCAATATATACAACACTCGCTTCGTCAACACATAGTGCATCAATAATAAATTGTACGAGAGTAGACTTGCCGCTACCAGCATAGCCAGCAATCACCGTATACGGTTCTTTATTCTTATACCTCTCAACCGCTATTCTCAAACCTTTTTCTTGTCCGCTAGTTAAAACCACCTAATCACTTCCTCAACTTCCCACCGCGCATTGTAATTTTAGTCTTATTAAACTCGGCAAGCATATCTTCAAACGGCCTATTGGCACTAGAGTGTTTGTTAGTACAAGTCAAATCACTTCTCTGCCTAGGAGTGTAAGTTCTAGATTCCTGCGTGGCTCTCAGCTTAACTGAATTGCCCTGAAGAGACTGAATCTTGCTCTTAAACGACTGCCCCTGAGTGCTTTGAAAATACTCATACATATCTTTCAGCAATTCGTTTTCCTCCTTTGCGGTTCTCCTACGAATACGAGCTTCACGAATAGCTTTATAAATCAAATAGCCCTTGTACATATCCTTAGGCTCGGATAGTTCACATTCATGATAAAGATCATTGAGCTCACCTTCGGTTTGTTTAATAACATCAAGATTCATTTCATAGTTCCTAACAACATCCTTGAAAATAGTCACAATAGTACTACTGTAATTGTTCACAATATTTGCCATCTTTTTGTTCCTTTCGCTATTCACCGTTTGCAATTATCCATGCCATCACAAAAAAGCCAAACAATATGCCAATGGATAACCCATTTAATAGATTTTCCACATATATCACCCCCCGCCCCATTAATTTTGTACTGTTGTTATTATAACACAAACTCATGCTTTGTCAAGCGCAAAAAGAGTGCATAGCTAAGCCACACACTCTTTTTACAATAATTAATTCACAGTACATCCTCCAGTTCAAACAGCGCCATGCGGTCATTGTTATATACCGCTTCAACAACATAGTCCACAAATTCATCATCTTCACATGTGTCCAACATGTTTAGTAGTAGGCTTGCGGCTTCAAGAATTTCAAACTTCAATTTCATGACATTGTTCCTCCAGTACGTTAATTAAGTATTTCCAGAACCAAGGGAGCGCTTTTTTGATTTGTTTGTTTCTTCTTAACGTATATCCATTGAGTTTCAACCAATTGTTTGATACGGGCCATCGCCATGAACGGCCATAAGTTAACGTCCAAAAGAATTTTCGATTTAGATTTACATTGTTAAACTCAATTGTTGCTTCATCCCACTTTGGTAGAATAATTGGATTATTAGCAGGAATCTCCCAATAATCGAAATTTGGTGTAGATTCTTCCAACTCAAAAACAATATCGCTATTCAAGTCTCGTATTGACATTGTTCCAGTGATAAATTTTATGTTATTCATAATTACTATTTATTCTCTAGCTCCGCGCCATTCAAAGTTGTTTTTTCTACTCCCGCATCCTAAACACATGCCGAATATATCATATACGTTATCATTGTACATGTAATATTTACACAGAGCACATTCTTTATACACAGATAGGTCTTTAATCGCTGCATCTCTTTCGAGTTTAACACGTTCAAGTTCTTCTGACAATTCTTCTATAATATCAGCCGCATTAAGCTCGTTCTGACATGGAAAGCCAGGATTGTACACAGGACACTGTTCGCATTTAAAATCTGAATCTGGACAACGTCTTAACGCTTTTACAGTCCGTTTTGCTTCGTTAGTCATCATTATCTCTCCCATCACTTGCAACCTTACACAATGCGTAGACGAAAAAGCATACAGCCACTACAATAATACTGATGAAAGCAGTTGCTAATATCTTCATCAATCACTACTCCTTCGGCGGTTCTGGAAGTGGCATCCAGTGCGTGATCGTATGGTCGTAAAAGAAATATTGCCACGGAGAACGCCAACCCTCTATGTTGTACCCGTGCATGTTGTGCGTGTAGCTTGTCATTGCGATAGCGTCATCTCCAATGGTAGCGGGAGCAAAAACCAGTACATTCACATCGTCATCGGGCAATCTATCATCTACACTAATCCACTTCGGAATACTTTTTAAGATGGTTTTAATATGCTGCGAAACTTTGTGCTTGACTTCTGCAAACTCGCTAATGGCATATGTGGCATTGAGCTGTTCTGCGTCACATCTTTTCTCAAGCTCCGATACATTTTCATATATAATGTCAATCAACTTATCAATTCTTTCGTTCGGACTCATATAACTGCACCATCCTATTCCATTCATCGATTGCTTCATCATGAGATTGCCAAGGACGATAATTTGCGCCCTTAACTTCTGCGTGAGTCTTTTTAAACAGCGGTTTGCACTTTATTGTAACGACATATCCTCCATAAGAAGGTACACAAGTTATTTCTGGCATTCTATTACACACTGGGCAAGGTTTAATAACTGGCACTATATTGTTCCCCCTTCTGTATGTTCCCAAAATGGACAGCAAATATAAAAATGAGAAACGTTCCCATTAGACTTTATATATTTTTCACATCCAACTCTATTATCACATAGGTCACATGATGCTCCATGATTATGCTTGTTCATATATTTTATGTACGTTTTATGAAGGTCTGCATATCTACTTTTATAATATTCAATTTTTTGTTTGGCGTATAACCACACAAAAAATAATGCAATTATAAAGCATATGCTAACCACTACAACTTCTAACAAAATTACAACCTCTTCTCATTAATTTTGTACCGTGATACAATTATAGCACCACGGTACGTTGCTTTTCAATTGACCGAATAGACAAAGTTTGTTCACTCATTTTTGTCAATCATGCTCAAAAATTCTTCCTCTGTGATAATTGGCACTCCAAGCTCAACCGCTTTCTTGTACTTAGAAGATCCACTCTGTTCATTTGTGATAAGGTAGTCAGTCTTCTTGGATACAGAGCCAACTGCTTTTGCGCCAAGAGATGCAATCTTTTCATTGATAGAATCTCTGGTGAAGTGGTTAAGTTTGCCTGTAACACAAATAGATTTACCGTTAAATTGGCTGTTACTTACACTTTTCTTTTCAGGAACAATAAAGTGCATCTCGTCAGCAAGCCTGAGAATATCCGAATAATTATATTCTAAATAATTATCAAGAGTTGTAGCCATTGTTTCACCAAAATCGTCCAACGTGTCCCATGGGAATCCATGAGAATATGCATCCGCCCAATCGTGAAAACTCCCATTAAACTTCTGCGAGATGGTTTTAGCGGCAGACAAACCAATGTTGGGGATACCAAGTGCTGCAATGAAGTTCTCAAGCTTCACATTGCGTGATTTCTCTATGCTAGACAATAGTTTTTCAACCGATTTAGCTCCTAAACCATCTAGCTTGATAAGTTGGTTACGGTAGTTTGAAAGCTTATAAATGTCCAAAAAACTATTGATATAATTAAGAGAAATCAACCTTTCAAGCAAAGCCTCTGCAAGACCTTCGATGTTCATGCACTTGCGACTTACAAAATGTACAAACTGCGCAATCTTCTTGGCAGCACAATCTGGATTTACACACATAAGTACTTGGCTATTGTCGGTATTTTTAACAACCGTCTCTGACCCGCAACAAGGACATTTCTTTGGAGCTTCAAGAGTGTTACTTCTGGTAAGATTATCATCAATCTTAGGAATAACCATATTGCTGCGATAAACAGTAATAGTATCACCAATACCAAGTTCAAGCTGCTTAATGATAGACAAATTATGTAGTGTTGCTCTTGTGGTTAAAGCTCCATCGAGATCAATTTCAGAAAACACGGCAGTCGGCGCAATTAAACCCGTTCTAGTCGGATTCCACTCCACATCAAGTAACGTAGTTTCATATGTACTATCCGCCCACTTAAGAGCCATTCTACAGCCCTCATGATGTGATGTTGCAGTGAGAGATTTAGAATATTCCTTCATACACATCTCGAAAATTAGACCGTCGACAGGATAACTATAAGATTCTGGCGTCATTTCTGTTACGCAAGCTTCAACTTCCCCAAGACACCTATCCACAGTTTCAAAACCAAGATAATCTAGATATCCAAGTTCATCCCACTTAGAATCATATTTGCCGTTTTCGTCATATAGATCAGATACACACTCAAATACTATATAGGAAAGGTTTCTAACCTTAGTGATATTTGTATCAAGATTACGAAGACTGCCTGCAGCCAAATTACGAGGATGGGAATATTTATCCTCAAGAGTTTCATTAATCTTGTTGAAATTATCCCAAGAAACAACACATTCTCCACGAAGTTCAAGATCCATATCGTATGGAATATTCATGGGAAGGTTGCTAATCATCTTGGCCTGTTCGGTGACATCTTCTCCAATTGTACCCGTTCCCCTCGTAACAGCCTGTACAAACTTACCATTACTGTACCGAACGACGAGTGTCAATCCATCAAGTTTGTAACTACAATAAAACGCATTATTACCAATGAACTTTTTGATTTCATTGATATCCTTAGTTTTTGCTGCGGATAGCATTGGTTTAGTGTGTTCTACTTTAGTAAAGCCATCTAGCACAGCGCCTTGCACTTTACGCGTAGGGCTGTTGGCAAGCCAGAAATTTGCTTCGTTTTCCAGCTGTTCAAGCTCGTTATACTTTTTATCGTAAGCCGCATCACTAATAGTAGGATTGTCCATGACATAATATTCATGACAATACCGCAGAAGCTCTACAGTTAGTTCTTTGATTCTCTCAATTCTATTCATCGCGCACTTCACCTCTTACTCCCCATCCATTTTTAATTCTCCAAAACTACAAAAGTCATCTGGCTCCATTTTTACATCATGTCCACAAGTAAAAGGATCAGGATCTTCTGAAAGTAGCTTGCACCTATGATATGTTCCGTCATACTCTACACAATCCTTGCAGTTAATAACTTCGCGCACTTCTTTTTCTTCATACGCATCAAACCAAAAATCTGCTTCGTAATTTAACTCTGGCACAACAACAGTTACCTTATACATGCCCATGCTTTTATAGTAATCGGCGGCGAAATCTTCATTTTCTGCAACTCTAATTAAATCCATATACTCACCTCTTTATATTCCATAAACCTTCGGCAACTTATCCATACACTCATCAAACGTCATGCTCTGATCAATAAACAAATTGTACCAACCACTATAAGGGAAGAACCATCTAAGTTCTATGATGCAGCTTTCTTTGTCAACGATTTCCAAACATTCCACAATCTCTTCTTCTGATGGTCTAGCACCATCGCACAAGTATTCTTTAATTAGTTTCATATGTTGTCACCTCTTAAGTTTTGCTAAAAATTCTCTCTATACAATCATTCCATCCCTCTGCATATTCGTCTCCATTAAAAGATATCAAACGCTCTACCGATTTCAATGGACACCAATCAGGTTTGCTATTTGGCTTTACATCTTGATTATCCATCGGAGAACACCAATATTCTCTAGGTGACAAGGCACTTTCCGAATATGATGCGCAAACAGGACATTCTCTACAACAACTTGGCATATCAATTACTAAAATTGCTTTGCTCATAATTACCTCTTTTTATGCATCCAACTTTCTGCCACACATAGGACAATAATAAACTTCTACTGGCTTTATGCTGGGATATTTGGTCAAATATTCACCAAGAGGATATTCGACTTCTAAAAAGTATTTAAACCCATCGTATTTATATGAACTGCATCGATATAAATTTATCTCCCATGTATTTGGTTCTTGGTGAAAATCGCAAAACTTACAATCGCTTGCTTCCATATGTAATTACCTCTTAAACTTTTCTAATAATCAAAACAATTTGCTATCTTCTCTGCAAATCTATCAATTATTTTTTCAGCAATATGTTCTTTGCACAATTTATTGCAAGCTTCTTTTGCAAAATCATCAGTAATAACCTTACGCACTTCGCTCATCGCACAATCATGATACATATCCCAAATCCAATACGTATTATTTTTTGTGCGCTCAGAAATATACTGATTAACTCTTGCTTTAACTTGTTCTTTTACCATGTTTTCAATGATTTCATCTGAAATATTTATATCCATTTTTATCACCTGTTAAAAGTATATTTTTATGTATCTATAATTTGTTCTACGCAACTGTTATATCCTTTTTCACCAATCTTGCTCATCGCTACCATACGATATTTCCATCTTATTTGGCATTGGTTTTAACGGACACCAATCTGGCTTGCTATCTATGGTTATTACATCATCATATTTATGACAATGATACAACAGAATGCAGTCTTCGCATTTTTCAGGCGTGTCGATTAATAGAATGGATTTGCTCATAATTATTTCACCCTCTCCATATAAGCCACTTCTCCACACTTACCGCACTTTGTCCTACGCTTACCAAACCAATGAAAAGGAGTATGCAAGATCCAACTCCAGTAATTCTTGTAGACCATCATATTGCCACATTTAGGACAAATTACTTTTACTTCTTTCATGCTGTTTGCCTCTCTAAGACTTATCAATTAAATCACAATACCTATTCGTTAAAATGTCAAAGCTATCTTTCAGACTGTCAAATCGAACCATTACGGACTCCAATGTGTCCAATACAATTGTTAAATTGTCTTGATATTCAGAATAGCTATCAAAATTAAGAAGAAATTCTATTACTTCGCGCAATTCTTTGGTTCTTAAATCTTCAGTTGTCATATAATCACCATTTAAAACTTATTTTATTGTGTTCTCATATCTGCCCATTGTTCCAATATATCTGGAATAAAAACAATTCCGAAAATTGTAATTACCAATGCCAAACAAATTAATCCCATTATTATATCTAAAACAATATTCTTCATAATATCATCATTTAAAACTCTATTTTTATTACTTATACCAATCAAACCACCAAGGCTTGTTCCAATCTTGTCTAGTCATAAAGTGCTTCTTTGCATCGCAGTGCTTGCACTTAATCCACTTCTTAGAACCGAAATGAGGTGTCCAAAGCCACTTCCAAAATGTCATAATTGTATTTGTTTTGCCACAATAACGGCAAGTGTATTTTATTTCTTTCATACGTTTTAACCTCTTAAAACTCTATTTTTATATGTTAACTTTCTGTACTTAAACCACAATGCTCAAGGATTGCTTTTGCTTCTTCAATAGTGAATGTTGCATATTCGGTATAACCATTGCCATTACATGCTTTGCAAACAACCTCTTCTCTTTCCATAGTGCCAGAAACATCGTCCATATAGACTGTTTTCCAATTATAATGCTTGCCAATTCCTGCACAATTTCCACATGTTACTTGTATCACATTCATAATTTTTACCTCATAAAAGTTTGTTTTTATTAACTGCTCATTTCTTCATCTAGTAAAGTGGTTGACCTCGACAATACAATTGCAGGTTTATCACCAATATAACCATGCATAAATCCTCGTTTACCACACCAGACATCACGTAAGGAATTCCAGTCACCATTTGGATGCTCAATTGTCACATATGGGTCGCACCCAAAAGTTTTAATTTCTTTTTGTAACAGTTTAATTAATTCCGACGCCTTCATTTGCGTTACACCCCATAAAATTCGTATTCTATGTGTCAATCCTCTCTCCTGCAACCATACCTCTTCAGCTCCGCAACAAGCTCACTCACTTCTTTGCGCAACCTCTTTAATTCACGCTCATATGTACCATCGTTATTATCCCATGATAAATTTTCAACTATTTCATCATAGTCATTGAACGCTTCAATAATTCTTTCAAGTCTTGTCATTTTCTTTGTCACCTTTCTTGTTTTAACTCTTCAAGATGTGTACAACCACTAGCCCAATCATCTGAAAGTCCAGAGCATAAAGAGTTGCAATTTTTACAATACTTTTCAGTGTATTCTTCTCTTGTAAGCCTTTTGTTGTTATCAACTTGTATAGGTGTGCAAAATATGCTTGAAACCCATTCCCAATGATTGTTGATATAAATCAAGAAATCTGGATCAAAACCGTCATTGTCTCGGATGCTATGCACATTATATTTGCCAAATTGATTGTAAAAAACCTCAAACATGTTATTTACCTCGTCAGTTTTTATTTAATGAATATAATACCTTTAGTGGGCAATTTTCATCAAGCGCATTCTTGTTAACTTTATAGTCTTCTTCTTTTAAATCCCACATCAGTTCACAACAACAGTGGGGATTACGACGATATGGACCATCTTCATAATGTCCAATAAACTTACATTCTCCACATGTATTAGGCACCTTTGGCAATGAATCTAAAATCTTAAATATAGAATTAAAAATTCTATCAATAGTCTCCTCAGTATATCTGTCGTCATAACCAAAGTATTTTCTTTCGCATTTGCCGACGAATGTATCCAGTTTTGAAGACTTCTTTTTCTCGCGATCATACCATTCTTTATAGTTCTTAAGCCAATAGTTATCTGCAATCGCCCACATCTGGAGCAATTCATTGTCAGTAGCATCGGTTAATGGAAGATGTCCTTTGCTTCGTGCGTACTCTGTAATTTTATCCTCTTCAAACCAATGCCAGCCTTCGCATATGCCATAAATGCCCATTCCGTATCTACCATATAGGTCTGGATATTCGTCTTCAGATCCAGGCCATGGTATGCAATTCCTGACCTTGTTTAGCAGTTCTTCTCTATTCATGCTTAAACCTCTTCATCTCTTCGATATCTTTCAATATCTGTCTATAGTTTTCTTCATTTTCCAGATCTTCATCGCAGTATTCACACAAATATAATTGCTCAACCCGCCCTAAAACAACTGGACAATATTCATCACCATATTTACAACCATGCCATTTACAACAATGGCTTGCGTGAACACCAATATTCATTTGCCACTCCTATCATCTACACTTTGCGCGAAAAGTATAATTAGATCCGTTAGTAGACGTATATAATCTACAAACAAACCCATCATCATGCCCATTGTTGGTGTAATCATATGGCTCGTTTGCTTTAATATTCTCTATATCAGATGTAGGTATGAGAACTGTATTAACACACCAATCATCGTTACGACAATTATTGCACATTGTCCAGAGTCGATCTGGACACGCGGACTTACAAGTAACTTTAATAATGGTCCAGTGCTCTGGTTTTAATTCACAATTTTCTTCGTGTATATAGCAGCGAGTCTCATCATTTTCAAACTGCTTGCCACAGTATTCGCAAATATAAAGCCTTTTCATTCAAATCTCCTTATTTCAACCTTTCATCATGTTCTTCGTACCACGCTAATTTTTGAACACATTCTGCTTTCCAGAGCACAGCATCTAAGCAATGTTCGCACGGCTTAGTGATTTCTTCTTGTAAGCCGCCAGACATTTGAATTTCATATTGACGAGCCATCAGCTCCTTGCTCACTTCACAAGTGTTACAAGGGCATATAGCTGACAATTTTACATCTTGCCACTTGTTATGAGGGCGAAATGTTGCATCAAATGAACTCAAAGTGTCGAATACGTTTCTTTGGTATGTTTTCCAGTCCATGTTTTATGTCTCCCCATTGCCCATATTGTGCAGTATCTAATGTGACCAGGCGTCCAATCAGGATGTTTGGCACGAATGCGTGAGTAAATGAAAGAATATCTGTTAAATTTTTTCTTCATGCGCATATCTCCACAGCATTACGTTGCTTGCGCTAATGTCAGTAGGCATTGAAGTAAATACGATTTCCATCTCTTCTCCGCTAAAATCACAGACAATAATTCTATCTCCAATTTCTGGCATCTTATCTTCTGGATCAAACCACTCATGCTCTTCGTACTCAACATATTCGCGTTCAACTTTATAGCCAAGCATCTCAATTAGTCTAATCCACTCATGATCTGGGACATTGTGTCCTTCGAAATGAAAATCTTCTCCGCAATTAACATCTAGAACTACCCAGTCGCCAATACCGTCAATAGTATATTTAATATAAGGTTTACTCACTTCAACATATCTCCAACAATTTTACTTGCAATGCTCATATCCATCTTGCCCTTGAAGTTTGCGCTCAGATACTTCATAATTTTACCCTTATTCATTTCTACACCAGAGTTGCGAATAATTTCAGCAATCTCATCCTCATTAGTGATCAGACTGGGCGCAAACTCACAAATAATCTCCATCTGCTTCTTGTAATCTTCAAGTAGATCATGACGAGATTCTGGACAAGTGTCAATCATTTCCTGTGCGGTCTTCTTGGCTTTTAGGAGAACTTCATTAACAAGCGCTTCTGGAATATTATCTCTGCATCCATTGTCAATGGCTGCGTTCTTAATCTGTGCAATTGTAGTGGAGATAACGTTTTTGCGGAACTTGTCTCCTGATTTCATAGCGGCAATCATTGCCTGCTGTAGTGCTTCTAGTGTCATAATTTATTCCTCCATTAAAATATATAATCTTCCACGTCATATGGTCTAAAATCTCTGTAGTTGTTGTGCTTATTACAACTGTACTCATACATACATGTCAGTTCACAGCCGTATACATAGAACGAATTTACACAGCATCGACACATATCCCTGTCTGTCATATTCGCAATATAGTACTTGATCTTTTCTACATCTTCAAGGTGCAAAATCTCATGATAAGCACAACATGTTTTATCTGAGAATTGCTTGCCACAGTGCTCACATTCATAGATTGTTTTCATGATGTTCTTTCACCTGCTTAAAATATTCTGGCCACGAAAACCATTTATCTTTCATTAAGTGCCCAATCTTAGTGATTTTAGCACCCCAGCCTTCACTTTCAACTCTGCAATACTGACCAACAAGATCTTCCCAGCATTCTACTTCAAAGGTCTTCATTAGTTCAATAATCGCACCATAGCCATCAGAGGAATAATACTCGCCTGGTTTGCAGAACCAATGGTCTAAGCAATAGCCGCCTGGTGTGCAGCCCCAACCATCACCTTCGATTGTAATGTATGCAGTGAGACAGCCGTGATCTTCGCCAAGTCTAGTGTGAGTGATTTTGGCGTTTAGAATTTCTGTAGACATATTAAAGCTCCTTAATTCCCAATCTCAATCAAATACTTAATAGTCATCTGATCATTTCTATAAAACACAATTTCGTCATTTATCAGCATCCCCTTGTCCGCTTTTGCATGCAGACAATTACATTTAGGATTCTTGTTCTGCAGTACATTGTAGTTCAAATGATAACAACTACTATCATGCTGGTATACAACATAAGGAGTTCCATAGGCCACTTCAAACAACGCCATGTAAGCGACATTGTTTCCACCATGTGCCCAATAAGAACCAGACAGCGAGGTGTATCCAATGGACTTTTGACACTTAGGGGCAAAGTAGATTCCATCTGAAAACATGGAGCCTGTGTATACAGCATTACTAGGACGAATCATAAGGCCAGTTTTAATAATGGAAAACCAATTCTCACTGCGGCTACCATGAAACAGCAATCTGGTGTCCTGAATATCATTCTCAGCAATAAACTTATCAAAGCGTTCCTGAGTCTTAAGGTTCTTAACTCTCCAAGCCCTTCTAAACTTGCCAGCGGATTCATTCATAAGCTTCTTAATGAGCGCAATATCATCCGCAGTAGTTTCTTCCATTTCAAGTCCAAGTTCTTCAAGAATAGTTTGCTGTTTCTTTTCTACATGCTCAACAGGTTCATGCTCAGGTTTCACATAAATCTGACCGCGCATAACGTCAAGAAGATCCTGTTCTTTGGAAATAATCTGTGCAAAGTCTTCTACTTTATCAGCTAGATAATCTCTGACATTGCCCATCTTTCTCGGAATTACCGTAAACAGTTTGAGCAGCTTGTCATTGAACGCTTCGATTGTAGCATCGCCATTTGCCAGCTCATCAATGATCTTCTGAGCCGCATCAACCATATCCTGAGTAACAGCAGATGCTTGAACGGTATAGTTCTTCTGAATGGTTTCGCGAGCTAGACCCTGAAGCTTTTCTACGATAGCTTTGATTGCTGCGTTTTCAATGTCTCTGTAATGGCTTTCAGGATTGGCAGAAGAGATTTTCTCTACCAAATCCTGCTTTAGGTCTGTTACATCTTGATATCCCTTATTAAGCTTACTGGAAATTTGCGTGTTCCATTTAGACATGGGATAATATCTTGTGGTTTTAGTTGCATCAACTCGTCCGTACTCGACTCTAAACTGGTCACCTTCTGGAAAAAGATTATAATACTTATTGTTATTCGCAGTTGTAACCATAATAAGATAAGTGGGTCTAATCTCTGCCATAACTCAAACCTCCAATTAGAGTTCGCAAATTACAATCTCAACGTCCATGTCTTCAAATACTTCGCAAATGATTTCATAAACCTTGCTCCAATCTAAACGATCCAAGCCAGAAGCAATGCGTGGCATGGCCAGCTTGGCTACATTCAGAAACTCCATAAATTCTTTCATCATTTCCAGTGCGGCTCTTACGGTTTCATAAGTAGGCTTGTGCCAATATTTCTGCTTAGTAACAAGATTAAAAACGTTGTCTACTGGTAGCGCATCGCCACCACAATACTCATAATCAGGATAATTTCTGAACAGCTTAAATCGCATATTATAAACACTATCAAAAGTCTTTGCGATACCAGCTCCGAGTGCAAAGTCGGCAGAGATACAATGTGCTAGATAATAACCCTGGGGCATAGTAAATAGGTCACGCTTTTCAGTAGTAATAGTCATAAATCATTTCTCCTTTATAATTCATTAATTTTGTATTGTTACCAATCGTTTTCAACTTTAAACTCATTCAAGATTAACTGTCTGTAATAAGTTCTTCCAAAATATCCACTATCAAGCTGTCCCACTCCATAAAATTCTTTATCTTCTAGGTCCCACATATCATCCCATCCATTAAAATTCCACTTAATAAATGTGACATTTGGGGTTGTAATTTTGAGGTGTTTGCCGCCCGACATATTGCCAACTTCGTAATCAGATACCTCTCCAATCATAACCGTAATTGGAGCAAATCCAGAGCCAGAAATTTTATTAATATCCTTAATCTGTTTAATTAGGATATCTGTAACTTGCTCTGCGTCAAGCTGAATATCAATATCACAAGACTGAACAAATTCGACGTCTCTCAGTACATCTTCTATTTTGTTTTTAAATTCTTCAAATCTATTAATTGGTATAAATGCGCCTGCGGCCAGCTCATGGCCCACACAAGATCCAATTCCAGTATCATTTACTATCTTGGTAAAATTATCTATACCAATTGCTCTCATAGACCCAGCGTAACTATTGCCTACAGTTCTGAGCACAAACAATGGACGCTGATATTTTTCTAGCAATTTGTTACCCATCAAACCTGCGACTTCTGCATCAACATCGACAAAGAAGTACATACACTTTTGGTCTAGCTGTGCGTCTCCTTGTCTAATTAGCTCTTCCATCTGATCCGCCACAATATCGTTTTGCTTTTCTTTGCATTTCTTTAGATCACGAATAAGAGCATTTACTTCTTTTGCATCGTCAGATAGAAACATCCTCATGGCCTTTTTGTTTTCACTCATTCTACAGGCAGCGTTCGCAAGAGGGGCCAGACCAAAACTGACAGCTTTGGAATCAAACCCATAAGAACCATTAATTTTTGAAATAGCAAGGTTTCTTTGGTGGTTGAAACCCTGATAACAAATATATCTGTTTTCTGCCGACTGTTCGGAAACATCGCACATATCAGCAATAATACCTGCCGCTGCTAGATCCCAGAATTCTTCTGAATAGTCGTTCCAAGTTACTTCATCAATGTACTGACAAAACTTGAATACGACACCTGCACCACTTAGTGCTGGATTTGGGTAGTTGTTAGCAGAACTTATCAGACAAAATGGTAAATTTGCATCAATCAGTCGCTGCTCAATTAGGTGATGGTCACACACAATCAGCTTTGCACCTGTGTTTAGGATATTTTTATATACTTCTGGATCGTTGTTAAGAGAGTCAACAATAATTAGTGTGGTATTTTTGTCCAACATTTCAATCGGAAAATCTTCCGCACCATGCTTTTTACCTTCATTAATATATGTATCAATATTGTCAGTAAAATTTCGCAAGTATCTCGTCATAATTGTACCAGATGATAGACCATCCTGATCAACGTCGAAGAATACCACAAAACGATTGTTATCTTCGATTGTTTTTAATACAATATTACATCCCTCTTCAAGCCCTTGCATTTCTTCAAAAGGGACCATTGAATCTTCTGGTGGAGTCATAAAGGTTTTGTAATTTTTAATACCTCTGCTTTCCATAAGAGCTTCAATGATTTCAAGATGATCCATGTCTCTGCCATCTATTTTAATGTTCCAATTTTTCTTCAAATCATGTCATCCTCCAGTACTACACAATTAATTTTTCCACTATGAGCGCAACAAGCATCAAGCGCAATAAAACCATCACCATAAAATGGGTCAAACTTTGCATCTGCTCCGAACTCACTGCGGCCTTCAAGTTTTGCCCAGCCAGTGCTGCAATGCCAATGGCCAAAAACAAGTGTTTTATTAGGAAGCAAACCGCATTCTGCAAGCTCAAACGGATCACCCCATCTTGCATCATCCCACTGTGTTGCATGAGCTTCACGCCAATTTTCCATCTTTGTGTAGTTTTTGCCCCGAAGATAATACGGAGGTAGAATACTATCACATTCAAGCGGGACAAAGCTGTGAACGAAGATGTAATTCTTAGTTTCTAAATAATTTACCATGCCGTCAACAAACTTTAAAACCTTTGGATAGATTGCTATACAAGCTTCTTCAAATGTATTGGCGCTTGGGGCAAGATCAATAATTGTTTGGGCGGTACCATTGCTCCAATCGTGCCCCTGTGGATATTCGCGTGCAAGACAATCCATTATGAGATCTTCGTGATTTCCGCGTATTAGAATTTTGCGCTCCAGAGACGCAAGATAGTCTATAACTTTATGTGGCTGTCTGCCCCTATCGGTATAATCTCCAAGCCCTACCAGAAAATGATTTTTATTATTTTGATCAAATCCCGCTTCATCAAGCGCTTTGCACATTTCATCATAGAACCCATGCACGTCACTGATGCAAAACAACTTTGCCATCTATATCTCCTCCCATCTATAGCTATTATACACCATTAATTTTGTATTGTCTATTGACGCATTAAACAAATATGGGCCGCAGTTTTACTACGACCCATACAATGTTATCACTCCTGTCTAATGTGATAATAAAATTCTCCAGAGTTAGGATTCTCAACAGTCACAACACTACCGCCAAGCAGCATCATGTCTAGAGCGGCCAAAACGCGAACAGTGGGAAGATCAAGATCATACGAGATTTCTCTGGGCGTCTTATCTGCGTTGCCCTTAAGATAGCTATAAATTTTATTAATAATATTTTCCATTTTTCATTCTCCTTAATTTTGTATTGTTGTTTGCAAACGTATTCATTATACTGTATTGCGGCGTGTATGTCAAGTTAAGTTTAGTGTGCGGCTTTATCTGCTTCGTGGAGCAAATCAATGTACTGCTTAAGATATGTAGGTAGATTGTTGTAATACTTACTATTAAAGAATGGTTCCATATGGTTACAAATTAACCAAGCTACAAACGGAGTAACATTTCTAATTCCATAAGACATCCATGCTCCATAGTTGTTATGAAAGTAAAAATGCGCTATATCACAAGGATTACCCTTCGCATCCACAAACGCTTTCACTGCAGGCTTGCCAATGTCATGTAGCCATGCGGCCCATTGTAGTTCAAAATCATTGGTGGTCTTTAGCATATATTGGTAAGCTGCTTGGCAATGATCATAAATGTTCAGAGTATGATGAGGATTGTCATGTGGAATCTTCATTTCATCTACCAATATCATTTCATAAATACCATCATCATATTTAACAGATTTTACAACTTCAATGTGGTCAATACCTTCGTCGTACCATGGAGCCTGAAAACGCTTGAGCATCCTGCCAATTACTTCTGGACCAACAGTACGCTCTCTTTCGGCATCTCTTCTAATACAATCTTCAACAGGTGCCCAGATAATATGTGCCTCAATTTTTACAAACTTTGGACATGCTGAAATGATATAAGCGCGATCTTTGCGAGTGATGTTCGTTGCGTCATACAGCACATTCTGACCATTGTTTAGTGCTTCGATTGCTCTGGACTGCATTAGAGAGAACACTTCATGGTTATCACCCTGAATCGCTTCATTCCCCCACAGTTCTTTTCTGATAGAATCAGAAGAAAGATGAATTACATTGTCGTGAAACTTTGCGTATTCTTTGGCATAGTAGGTTTTACCTGAACCAGGGATTCCTACGAGTAGAATTAGGGTTGGTCTGTTCATTTTAATCACCTACTTGTTCT